ATTACAGATAAATCTGATGTTCCTGTTTGTAAAATTACAAATTTAAACAAGTATCTATTTGAGAAAAAACGCCAGGCTAAAGAGCAGGCGAAGAAACAACGTGAAAGTAGAATTGAATTAAAAGAGATTCAGTTTCGTCCTGGTATAGACACACATGACTTTACAACAAAGTGTAATCATGTTCGTAAGTTTATAGAAAAAGGTAATCACGTAAAGTTACTTGTCCGTTTTAGAGGACGAGAAATGGCCAATACGCAAGTTGGCTTTGATATTATAAACCGCTTAATGGAAGAAATCACTGGCTTGGACTTTGAGAGTAAACCACAATTAAACGGTAATAGATTAATTGCAATTATTAAGAGTGAAAAATGAGTAGAAAAGCACACAAAAAAGACCCTGAAAACGGCATGGTTGTTAAAGTGCATAACAATGACGTAAACCGTGCATTACGCAGGTTAAAGAAAATGGTTAATAATGAAGGTATTCTCAAAGAGCTAAGAGAACGTCAGCATTATGAAAAACCCAGCCTTAAACGAAAAAAAGCAAAAGCGGCGGCTCGTAAACGTTGGATTAAAAAAGCAACTAAAGAAGGTTTGCCAGGCGTACCAAACGTAGAAAGCAAAAAATATTAAATTTTTTTTGTTGAAGGTATTGACTTTTTATGTCGGAGTACATAAATAATATATGTAGAGCAAAAATGAAATTTGTGATACATCAGGAGTGCCATAAGGGCTCCATAACAATTCTTGCTTTTAAAGGAGAAACAAAATGACAAGATTAACAACACTAGACCTACCAACTTTCCACCGTGCGACTATCGGTTTTGACAGAATGTTTAACGAGATGGAAAGAACATTTGCTAACACATCAAGTAGCGGCAATTACCCTCCATACAACATTGTACAGATTAACGACGATGAATACATGATTAGTATTGCAGTTGCTGGCTTTAGTATGGATAACCTCGATGTTACACAAGACGGTAACGAACTACAAATCGAAGGCAAACAGCCTGTAGGCAGTGAGGATACCAATTACCTACACAAAGGAGTTGGTACACGAAACTTCAAGCGTACTTTTCAACTTGCAGAGCATGTGCATGTAGAAACTGCTACACTTGAACTTGGTATGTTAAATGTACATTTGGTTAGAGAAGTTCCAGAAGAACTAAAACCAAAGTCAATTAGCATTACACAAGTAAAATAAATATACAAAAGGGCAGGACTTAGTTCCTGCCCACACACAACGAGATAGATAATGACTGTAGATGTAGCAATTGAAAAAAGAACCAACACTGTTATTAATTTAGCACCCCCTGATAAATGGAAGGTGGTGTTACATAATGATGACACTACACCTATGGATTATGTAATTGAAGTTTTAATGCGTATTTTTGGGCACGATTTTGATGCCGCAAAAGACATTACACTTACAATACACCAAGCCGGTAGAGGCACCGCTGGCGTTTATCCTTATGAGATAGCAGAACAAAAGTGTGCTGAAACGTTAAGCGACTCACGTAATCAGGGTCATGACTTAACAGTTGATCTAGAAAAAGAGTAAACCCATGAGAATAGAACAGGACCAGAAGCTGGACTATAGTGACGTCTTGATTAGACCCAAGCGTAGCACACTAGGAAGTCGTAAAGAAGTGCGATTAGAAAGACGTTTTACTTTCCGTAACAGTAAACAAGACTATGAAGGTATTCCTATTATGGCTAGCAACATGGACGGTGTTGGCACAATGGAAATGGGAGACTTTTTAGCAACTGGCGGAGTGTTTACTTGTTTAGTAAAAACACTTAGTGTAAAAGATTTAGTTGCATACTTTGATAGTGATATACCAGAACGCACAGACTATGTTGCAATGAGTATTGGTATACAAGACAGAGACCATGCAAAATTTAGAGATGTATACGAACAAGTTGGAGAAAAACTAAAGTATGTATGCATTGATGTAGCAAACGGTTATAGCGAACGATTTGTTGCTTTTGTAAAACAATTTCGTGAACAATATCCTGATGTTGTAATTATTGCAGGTAATGTAGTTACAGGCGAAATGACTGAGGAGTTAATTTTAAATGGAGCAGACATCGTCAAAGTCGGAATCGGACCAGGGTCGGTTTGTACGACTCGCATACAGACTGGGGTGGGCTATCCCCAACTTAGTGCGGTTATTGAGTGCGCCGATGCGGCGCATGGATTGGGCGGACATATTATTGCTGACGGCGGTTGTACTTGCGCTGGTGATGTGGCAAAGGCTTTTGCTGGAGGTGCAGATTTTGTAATGCTTGGAGGCATGCTTGCTGGACACGATGAAGGTGGCGGATCTATTGTTACAAAACATATTGCCACAGGCGGAGCATATAAAACACCAGAGGGAACATTTATTCCTTATTTTGAAGAGCAAAAATTTGTACAGTTTTATGGCATGAGTAGTAATGCCGCAAACGAAAAACATTTTGGTGGACTAAAAGAATACCGCAGTAGTGAAGGTAGAGAAGTGCTTGTACCTTATAGAGGTGCAGTAGGCAAAACACTACAAGACATACTAGGCGGTGTACGTAGCACTTGTACATATGCAGGCGCAATTAAACTCAAGCACTTGAGTAAGTGTACAACCTTTGTACAAGTTGCAAATCAATTTAATCGTACTTACGAATCAACAACCTTAAGAACAACTTAGATCGATAAATAAGTGTAATAACTGAGGATTGCAAAATGAGATACAGTGAATTACGTGAGTATGATGATCTAAATACTGAAAAAGAAAAGATTATTGCTACAATTAGTGGACTAGAAGCCACTGATGAAGAGCAAGCAAAATTATTAGACCGTATCTGGAAATTACTTAACAGTGATACAGTAGGTAACAATATAACAAACGCTTTTAAAAGTCCTATGGCAGATGAACTTATGCCAGAAAAAACAAAAGAAGCACACCGTATACAACTTACAAAAATTCTCAGTCAACTAGATAGCGATTATGCAAGCATGAACAAGTTTCTTAAAAAACTAGAAACAGGCGGCGTAATTAATATAGAACAACTTAAAAAACCTGTAAACACTTTTAGCGCAGTATTTGATGGAGATGCAGTTGCTATAAAAGCATTTGATGTTTTAAAGCAGTATGGTGTTGGACAAGCACAAAAAGGTCCAGGCGAATTTGCACTTGCAATGCTTAGTAATAAAATACGTTTAGCAGAAGGCGATGGCGATACTGAAATAGAAGGTATTGGTAAAGTGGAAGTAAAAGCCGCTGTGGGTAGTAGTGGTGCTGGTGGACGTTTAGGACACGGTGGCGCTGGACAAGCACAGCAAATGGCTACACTAGAAAAATACGAAGAAAACATTCCTGCTACACTAGAGCGTATCCGTGGAAGCAAAGGCGGTAGTATTGGTATTAGCGAGTTTGTTAAAAGTTTAAATGCAGAGTTAGATCCAAGTGATAGTGCTAACAGACAGTTACGTCAAAAAATTGCACTAGAACTTATGAAGCCTAACTTTGGTCCTTATGCAAACAGTATTGCAGAAACATTTGGACAAACAGATCCAAATGTGTGTATTGCTGAATATGTAAAACAAAACTTTGAATGGTACAAAAACCGTGATAACTTTGATGCTTATTTGTTAATTAGTTTTACACGTCAAAAAACTGGCATGGGACGAGTAGGCGAAGATATTCTTAAGTTAAGAGAAACAGGACAAATCACAGGCTTTGGAATCAGTATGATTCCTACAAAAGCAGGACCAAGGGAACAGTTTGCACAAATCACAATGAGTGCCGCTGGTATTGGTTAATCTATGCACTGACTGCATGACAGTCTTTACGAAAATAGTACAGTAATACTTACATATGTGTAATAAATAACAGTGTAAGAAAGAGCGACCTCAGCTCCGAAAAAATGAGTGGCACTAGGAAAGACTAGCGGATTTCCCATCCGTTAAAAGTGGAGGCGCCAGGGATAGACCTGGGGTTTTAGTTGAGTTCCTAAAATTCACACACATACATATACACATAAAGGAGAGCAGTATGACTGCAATGGCAATGAAAGTAGCTGATATATTCAGCTGGGCCAGTTTCGGACAATGGCTAAAAAATGTCCAACAAAATTTACAAAAACGTAGATTACAACGAGAAACTTACAATCAATTACAAAGTCTATCAGATGCTGAATTACAGGATATAGGTATTTACCGTAGCGATATCACTGCAATTAGCAATGGCATTTGGAATGAAAAAGAAGAAAATACAACAGAAGCAAATGATAATTTAAAGGGGTGGGTGTAATGAGCGCAATTGCAATGACATCATGGAATATTATTTGTAAACCCTGTTTACTGATTCGCAATGCATTTATAACATTTATAGCATATGTAGTTGCATCAGGAGAAATTGCTGGTCGTTCAAGAGCGGCCGCAGAACTAGCCAGACTTGGTTATCAAGAAGAAGCAAAGGCTTTAATGGTGGAGATTAAACAACTTAGAGGAGAAGTTTAATGTGGCCTTATACAGATGAAGAACTAGAAATCATCAACGGTAAACCTAGCAAGTAAAACATTCGTTTTAGACTATCTGCTACAATATAACGCACAATATCAGGATCGACTTTTATGTCGATCCTGCTATATATATTATATACAAGAAGGAATTTGTCTATGTTAAAAAACATATATACTAAAATACCTGAATTTTGCATGAGCCACTGGCTACTAAGGATACCACTTGCAATTGTATTCTTACAGCAAGGTATTAGTAAATTACCCGTAACAATGGAAGGTGCTGAAAGTTTTGATTTACCTTACATTGTATGGTGGTTTGCGGCCTGGGGCGAAGTAGGTGCAGGTATAGGACTATTACTTGGCGGCGCAGTAATATGGAAAAAACTAAAAGAACTACAGGACATAATTACACGTTTTAGCGGTATTACAATTTGTAGTATTATGACAGGTGTAATTTGGGTCGGAGAGCCAGCAAGTTTTTGGGACGTTATACTATATGATAATTTACACGTACTATTATGGGTAGGCGGATTATTTTTTGCTCTTAGAGGCAACAGAACATGATTGAATGGTTTATATACATTACACTTACAATAGGAGATCCTTTTGTAATTAAAACACTAAAGTTTGACAGCAAACAAGAGTGTGTAAAGTATGTTAACAATCCAGAAAATATAGATGTACTTGCAATAGAAACTATAGCAGTAGCAGGATTCAATGATCCCATGACAGCAATACTCTGTTTGCCAGAAAATCAAAATGTAATTAAGGATATTAGAGAAAATGCAGCATAATACACAATATTGTACTACTAAAGGACTAGGGTATGCGTTTGCTATACTCACTTTCTTTATTTTAGTTGTGCCTTGGGGTATGACATATATAATGGTAGGACCTAGCGAGTATGCTAGGTATTGTAAAATGACACCACTTTTACCTTGTTTTGGATTAAAAGAATGAATTATAATTTTTTAAACACAAACAACGGAGATGCTTTTACTATGTTTTTTGAAACAGATGCTAAAAAAGAACAATGGCTAAAAAACTCTCCTAACATCACTTGTATAGGCATCCACGAATATACTTTGCCTACACGACATGTAAGAATGCAAAACAAAGACAAAGAGGAGTTTGCTGGATGGGGGAGTTAGACGTAAAACAAGCCGCATTAGAAGAGGCTGAACGCACGTTTGCACTTTTTATGAAAATAACAAAGTATACGTGCTACGTTATTGTATTTGGACTATTAGTAGTAGTTGTTGGATGCAATAGTGGAGTAGAAACTGGACCTAATGCAACTGGTTCAGGTTACAACGGAGCTCAATATGAGCCCTATAACTTAAATGTAAAGGACAAAAAATGAGATTTACACTAGCGGCAATTTTAATTGCATTGGGTATGGGTACAGCCTATGCCGAAGATATGACTATTGACATGCTAAACAAGCGTGATGATGGTGCTAAGATGGTGTACAGTGAAGATATTGCCCGAATTAATGTTGGCGATACAATCACATGGGTGCCAACTTCAAAGGGACACAATGTCCAGTTTATTAAAGGTCCAGATGGATGGGATCTTCCTAAAAAATCCAAAAATGGTAAAGAAGTAGCAATTACTTTTGACACACCAGGCGTATATCTATATGTATGTACACCACATGCAACAATGGGTATGATTGGTATTGTTACAGTAGCACAAGACGGCGAAGTACCAATGAACGATATTAGCAAAGCTAAAGTACGTGGCAAAAGCAAGAAAAAGCTAAAAGACCTTTTAGGGGAACTGTAATGGCAAAGCCCAATAATAGCTTTAACTTGTCTGTAGAAGATATAGAAATAATAGAAAGAGCATTAACTGCAAAAGCAGGCCGTAGAGGCATGCGTATATTAAAAGGCGAAGGAGATGTAGCTAAACTTGCAGAAGAAGCAACACAGATCCGAGACTTATTGGGCAGATTACACAACCAAAAACACTGGTATAGGCCCAACAAAGGCATATACGTAAGCGGTTAACCTATTGACATTTAATAAATAATATACTATTATAGTAAACTATACTTAATAGCAACACACAGACACACATAAGGAGAATAAAATGTCAAAAGTGGAAACCACATACGGCGAGACTATCTTAAAACAAACGCAAGAAATTGCAGACATGTTTAAGCAAGCAATGCCGAAAGTCAACATGAATAAAAACGGTTACGAAATACGTACAAAAGTGCTGGAAATGGCACAAAACAATGTTTGGAACGATTACCACGCCAAACTAGGTGCGTTTGAGACTTCTATTAAACAAGAGGGAGACGAGATCGTAACTAAAGTAGAAATGCCAGAAGTCCCTGGCGCAGATGCAGTATTAGAAGCTGCAGATAAGTTCTACAAATTTGTAAACCAAAAGTAATAAAAACAAAATTAAAGGTGAAAAGGCAGATAAGAAGCCGTTACTAGATAATATAATCAAACGAAGACCCGGTAACTTAAACAATTACCGGGTTCTTCTATTCCCCCTTACAGTGTTTACAGTGGCAGTCCTTTAAAAAGAAATGGACTATTGCCATAGTAAACCACATCCAGGTCATTTCTCCTATGCCTAATAATTCATTGCCATGTGTTGCGTGGCCCATGTGATCCATTGCGGGTGCCATATCCATGTAGTAAAATATTGCGCCTAGTATTGCGAACAAAATGCCCGCTTTATAGTTTTTGAGTTTACTCATTAAAATTTCCAATACGTTTTGTGTACGCAACCATACTATGGTCGTACAAACTATCAAACACTTGTCCTTTCTTCCAGGCCTGTCTATATCCTCTAAATCTATCTTTAAAGCGTTGCCAAGGCGTAGCATTTCTAATATTTCCGTAAGTGTTTATATAGTGTAGTTTTCCAACATGTCTAAAAAACATTGCCCAAAGTGGAACACGACATACTGCATCATTATTGTTTACAAAACGATGTAGTTCATATTTTTTGTCGAACTCTTTACTAAAACTTGGACTGCCGACTCTTGGAGAACCGAAGTTATAACATATTGTGCCTGCTGGTAAACGGCTTGTAGCAAGTGTACTCATTGCCGCTCCCAGACTATGTCCTGTTACATATATTTGTTTGCCTGTGTGTGCCTTTAACCATTCTTCTATTTGTGGCCATATTTTATCTATTTCGCCTCTGAATCCAGCATGTACACTTCCGCCATACTGTGATTTTTTATGCCATGCTTTGGCATCAGCCAATAAATCTGAGGCTTGTGTAGGTTCAGTTCCTCTAAATGCAAGGATAATGATACCATTCTTTTCTATGCCATATGCCTGAGCGCCTTCTTTGTCAAAATATTTGTTTTCCGTAATGCCTGCTTCTTTTAATGCCTTACGTGCCGTTAGCGGTTGTGCATATGCCATTCCTGCTAGTTTTGCTAGCCAGTGTGCCTTTTTATAATTAAAATTGGTGTCGTCAAAACACCAGCCATCTAAGTCCATTTACTTCTCCCTATTGAGTATTTCCTCAATCATAGCTTTATTTTCTAAAATTGCTTCTTTGTTAAGTTCTGTTTTTGCTCCGTTTTCATGTGGAGTATTATCAAAAATAACCTTTTCCAATTTTAACAAAGGTATACGTTCGTTAGGAACAAAGCGCCAGTGGTAGTCGCCGTTTTCCTTTGTTATACCAAAAACTGTTTCAGTTAAGCCTATTTTTACTATAAGTGCCTTTTCGCCATCAAGAATAACTTTGTCGCCTTCCCCAAAGCTCTTGTTCATCTGGAATGCCATACCTTTGGCTATTTTAGTTGCATAGTCTTTAAACCAAAGAGTTACAACTAAACTTACTAATGCTATAATAAATGGAGTAAGTAATTCACCGACCTGAAGTCCTACGCCGGATGCGCTCATTATCTCTGTTTCCATATCATGTCTCCTAATATATATTTATTGACTTTTAGTAAATATAAGTATATATTTAATGAACACTAGGACATTTATATGAGACACAGTTTAGAAGAACTTATAAGGCGTATTAATTCAATGCACGATTTAGCAGTGCAGGCACACCGTGTGCGTAATGAATATTCAGCAATCAGTAACAAAGATTATGATCATGCACAATGTAAACACTTAATAGATCAAGTACAAGCAATGGCATTGGGTATTGCTTATGATAATGAAACTGATGATATTCCTACAGAAATGGAATATAAAAATAAACCGCCCTTAGCTCAGCAGGATTAGAGCAACGGTCTTCTAAACCGTAGGTCGCAGGTTCGAGTCCTGCAGGGCGGGCCATTTTTATGACGATAGATTTACATGGATTAACTGTACACGCTGCATGGCGTGTATTTAATAGCAGAATTACAGATGCATATTATGCTGGACACAAAACCTGTAGAGTTATTACAGGATATGGTACTATACAAAGTGAACTAAATATATGGGCATACAATCATACAAAGGTAAGTAGTTGCACACAACAAAATCCCAATAAGGGATCATTTGTGTTAAAACTAAAAAAGAGAAAATAATAATTGAATCAGTTCACAAACAAATTACTGGTAGCATTACCAAATATAAAAACAGGCATATTTCACAAAAGTGTTATCTTTATGCATGGCAAAGACGCTGAGGGTGCTATAGGATTTGTAATTAATAAAAAGTATCCTACAAGTCGTGCAAAGTTTGTTGCAAGCCAACTTAAACTTAAAGATCATACAAAAATACATTTTGGCGGACCAGTAGAACAACAAACTGGATTTGTATTGCACAGTGAAGATTATAATAATAAAAAAACTGCAACGCTTATAGATGGAATACACTTTACACCAGGTGTACATATTATTAAAGACATACAAGAGAATAAAGGTCCCAAGGACTATATGATAATACTAGGACACAGTGCTTGGGCACCGGGTCAACTGGAATTGGAAATAGGAGGAAAGCCTCCTTTTGATTTGCCAAATTGGGTAGTCACAGAACCCGCAATGGAATACTTTTATGGTAGAATGGATACTGTACAAAGTTGGGATCGTGGCATACGACAAACTGCAAAAGATCTAAGTAATTTTTTACTTGACAAATAAACTAAGAAATACTATATTAAGAGAATAAGAAAAACATCTTATAAGAAGGGTTGCTACTTAATAAGCACGTGTAGGGCCACGGTTAGCTCTACAGTTAAAAAGGTAGGTATCTTATGAAATGGGCAATTGTTTTATATGCACTGATTACTGCTCCTAATGGAGAAGATGTAGAGCACCTTACTTGGGGTCTTACATTTAATCATCATGAACAATGTATGGAATTTTTCGAAGAGAACGAAAATAAGGTTATTAAAGGATTAAATGTGTTTGCAGAAAGACATTATAATCAATCAGTAACAATTAAAGAGATAGGTTGCGCTCATGCAACTGCAGACTTCAACCAGCCTGAACAAGATAGAGATCCTATCACAAGTCTACACATTCCATTATGGACAGGAACAAGCGCATGATGTGGGTTTTAGTTGTAATTAGCTTTGCAGGGTCACCAGATCCTTATCCACTAAATGCTGGCATATTTAATGACATGTATGATTGTTTTTGGGCTAGAGAATACATAATAGAAAATGAATTAGACTTAGACGAATACAACAATCCTATAAATGCACAAGCCATATGTGTACGTGTAGAAGAGGATATGTTAACTTCCCCCTAATATAATGCGCCTGTAGCTCAGCTGGATAGAGCACTTGACTACGAATCAAGAGGCCTGGAGTTCGAATCTTCACAGGCGCACCAATTATAGTCCTGTAGTTTAACGGTAAAACACCCGGCTTATATCCGGCAAAGTCTCCAGATTAGAGAGCGATGTGGGTTCGAATCCCGCCAGGACTACCAATTTTCCCCTGAAAATTAGATATATTACCATTTAATTCTCCATTTGAGCTAAATACAAACGGAGAGTGAAGAGTGAAAAAATTAGTATTATTGACGCTAGGTTTCTGCCTAGTGGTTACATCAGCACATAGTGAGATGAGTTGGCAGTTTAAAAGTCCAGCATTCCATTACGGTAATGGATATAGTACACACGTGCTTAGTGTAGAACAGTTACAGTTTAATCGCAAAAAAGAGTTAGCAGATGCGCGAAAGTCTGAGCTAGCACGTATTGAGCGTGAGCTGGAAAATACTACTTTAAACAAATTCCTTAAAAACGTTGAGTCTAGAATTTATGCTACACTATCTAAACAGATGGTGGATGCAATGTTTGCTGATTGTAGTACAAATTGTGCAACAACAGGAACAGCAGAAATTGAAGGTTCTACTATTACATGGATCAAAGACGAAACCACAGGAAGCATTACCCTTGAAATTATAGACGACGAAGGAACTACAACCACTATCACTATCCCAGGTGCTGGGGAGTTTAATTTTTAATGCGTACATTATTTGCGTTGTTGACAGTTATACTACTGTCAGGATGTAGTAACATAAGTTATTTCAAAGATCGTAGTGTTCCTATAGGCGAACCGCCTACTAGGCAGGATAGTCCTGTTAAACACATGTTGAGTGCAGTTCCTCCTATAGAAGGCAAAAAGATTACAATTGCTGTATATGGATTTACTGACAAAACTGGACAACGAAAACCCAACGACAGAATAGCAAACCTATCAAGTGCAGTTACGCAAGGTGCAGAAGTATGGGTTATTCAGGGCCTACAAACAGTAGGTAACGAAGGCTGGTTCGAAGTTGTAGAACGCATTGGAATGGATCATTTGATTAAAGAACGTCAATTGATTCGTAATACACGAGAAGTTTATGAAAAAGAAATTAAAAGAGGGCCTACACCGTTAAAGCCTATGTTGTTTGCAGGTATTATTCTAGAAGGTGGAATAGTAGGATACGATAGCAACAACGTAGTAGGAGGTGCAGGCGCACGTTATTTAGGAATTGGTACTCAGACTGAGTATCGAGTAGATACTGTAACTGTTAGTATGAGGCTAGTAAGCGTCAGTACAGGTAGAGTATTAATGAGCATTGCCACGCAAAAGACAATAGCCAGTCATAGAAGCGGTGCAGATGTTTTTAAGTTCCTCGACATGGGAACAAAACTAGTAGAGACAGAAGCTGGATATTCAGTTAATGAACCAGTCAATTATGCAGTGCGAGCTGCAATTGAAGCAGGAATTGTTGAACTAGTATACGAAGGTGAAAGAAAAGGACTTTGGAAGTTCAGAAAGTAGAGAGCTAAAATGCTTAGAATATTAACAATAATGCTCATGCTAATGTCTGGATCAAGTGTACTGGCAAACGAGATTTATATAGATCAAATTGGCGATACTTTAGATTTAGATATTACGCAAGACGGGCAAGATAACAAAGTAGGAACATCACAGGCAGATATGACTTTGGCTGGTGATGATATGACTTTTGCAATTACACAAACAGGTAATTTTAACGAAATAGTGGCAACAATTAAAGGCACAGATTACACTGGTACTTGGCAATTTACAGGTAACACTAACACAGTAGATTTACAGTGTAGTTCTACTTCTACAGGAGATTGTGATACTGTAACATTAAACATAACAACAACTGGTAATGACAACACATTTGACTTTGATATTGGAGAAAATGAGGATGCAGATAGTGCAACAGTTAGTTTTACTGTAACAGGTGATAACAATATTATTAACTCTGATATTGACGGTACAAGTGCAGTACTTACAGTTGTAATGAACAATGCAAATAGTTTAGCTACAACAAGTGCAAATAGTGATGAAGGTAATACATTAAACATTGACATGGATGGTAATGGAGACAGTGCTGGACATACTGTAATACTTGACATTACTGGCGGCGGTAGCACATATGATATAGATCAAAGTGGTGTTAACGATGCAACAGTAAATGCAACGTTTGACGGAGATAGTCAAGACGTAGATATAACCCAGAGCGACTAATGCGCTGGGTTATCGTCACAATCTTATTGTTATGGGTGCCGCCCGTGTTCGCCAATACAGCGGGTAATATTGGCAAAATGACAGGTAGCGGTGCTATCGAACGTGGAAAGGATACTATTCCTGGAAGCGATGGTGTTGGTATTGAAATGCAAGACACAGCCGTTACAGCCAAAGGCACCATGCGATTAGATTTTATGGACGATACTAGAGTAGATTTAACTGAACATGCAAGACTAACAATTGATGAATTTGTTTATGATCCCAACAGCGGAAAAGGAAATTTATCAATTAAAGCAACGTTGGGCGGTATAAGGTATGCTAGTGGACAAATAGCAAAGCGTAGCCGCCAGAACGTCAAAATCCAAACTCCCAGTGCAACGATCGGTGTAAGGGGTACGGATTTTGTCATGGTAGTGGATGAGATGGGTGGTAGTATGATTACTCTGTTGCCCAGCTGTGACACAAATGGTATGTGTTACGTAGGTGAGATCGAAGTGATGACCGATGTTGGGGCAGTGGTAATGAATCAAGCCTTTCAATCCACTCAGACAACCACTCGCTGGCAGCCACCTTCTCCTCCACTACTTATTGACGTAGACGAAAAATTACTAAATCATCTGATTATATTACGCAAACGTAATCCTTATGATGAAGCAGAAGAAATTATATATAGGCATGCAAAACGTGCAGACTTTTTGGGCTTGGATTGGCTAGATGTGGACTTATTAGATAGTGACAGTTGGTTAGATGATGCAAGTTTATGGGTTACTGCACTAGATGAAATGGACTGGCGACTAGGAGATCTATTATACGATATATTAGATCAATTAAATGAAGCATTACGCAGATTATTTGAGGACGAACTTTTAAGACAAAATGCAATTCTTATGCAAAATAACAGAGCAACAATAGGCTTTGATGCAGAAACTGGTATTAACTTACAAAAAGATGGACAAACCTGGATATTTGAAAGAGAAGATAGAGTAGGAAACAATTACGTAAGAGTACGTATGAATGATGAATATGGATATGAATTAAATGTACAACAAAGTGAATTTAAAATCTATGGATACAAATTGGGGGTCAGCACTAATAATCAGATTAGTATTACTCAGTGTGATGATGGCTGTTCCAACGATAACTTATTCCAATGATATTTACATTAACCAAGTAGGGGACGATCTAAATTTATCTATTACACAAGATGGAGAAGATAACACTATAGGCACGAGTACAGCACCTGTTAGTTTAGATGGCGATAATATTGATGTTACACTTAACCAAGAAACAGATGGTGCATCAATAGAATTATCTATAGACGGCAACAATAATACAATGCTTGCAAAACAAAAATGTCATAATGGTAGCCTTTGCAATGCAGACGCAATGGACTTAGATGTAACAGGAACAGGCAATAGTATGGAACTAGGACAAGGATATAAGATTACAGCAAACGATTGGTTGTATGATAACGTTGAACACGGAGGACATAATATGGAATTGTCTGTTAATGGTAATGACAATAGTATAAAACTATCCCAACGTTCACAAAACAGCATAAGCGATCATAATATGGATGTAGATATAACTGGTAATGACAACAATGTACATGTAATGCAAGAAGCAAACCAGGACAAAACACTAGATTTGACTATTAACAATGACGATAACAATGTGTTTGTACATCAAAAGAAATCATATGGGCATACAGCAACAATTACATTAGATGGTAATTATGGAACAGATTTAAGTTTAACACAAAGTAGCACTAGCAGTGCTATGAGTTATAGTTTGACACAAAATTGTCAAACATTTGGCGGATGTTCAGTATCCGTAGTACAAAACTGAACAGAAAGAGTGAGAGTGGAAAAAAATGAAAACAATATTAGCGACAGTGCTAATGCTAGGGTTAGGAGTGGCCTCAGCATCAGCAGAATCGTTAAGCAACAACGAGGCATCAAAACTTTGCTTGGCCAAGTATGGCTATAGCGTCGATAATTTCGATAGTTTTGACTTTAGAAAAGCCGCGGCTTGTGCTAGCGATTTTAGAGTGGCAGTAAATGCCCAAAACTTAAAAGAGTTACGAGACTTCTTAAAACATAATGCACGTTACAGAGTGCCTGGACAGAGTATGAATCGCTGTTGGGGTAAGCCACGGGTAATGCCGTTTGACAGTGCATACATTAAACAAACACCCGGCGGGTTCGAAGCAGGAGTAAGTTATAAAGATACTCTACCTGCAGGATGTTACGAAAATGCACCTTGGGATAATAGAGATGCTAAAGGGTAGTGTTATATGTTTAATTCTTGTATTTTTTGTAGCATACGGTGTAAATGTATACAGTGATAGTAGTAAGGAATACTGGCAAGCAGTTGGACCTAGATGGGACAAAATGTTTAATCCAGTAAATTATGATGATTGAACTAGGACTAGCACTAAGTTTACATTTGGGTTTTAACAACGACTATAATGCTATACACCCGCACGTGCGTTATACCGAGAACAGCGCAATAGCAGGTGCATACTATAATAGTGAAAATGCAGTAAGTTTTTACGGAGGCAAACGCTGGGAGTTTGGAGAAATTGGTCTGGAAGCAGGCGCAGTAACAGGCTATACAACAGCACCAGTGTTGCCTTACTTGAGAGCAACTTATGATGACTTCTTTATTGCACCTGCAATAGAGGGAGAAGATAACGTAGGAGTTGTTTTTGGGTACGAATTTAAATGGTAAATACTTAATGTAAACCGTTGCCGAAAGGAATACATTAATGGTAAAGAAACTTTTACTAAGTCCAATATACAGTGTAGTTGCATTGGTATTACTTAGTTGGACATTCTATTCTAACTTTAATTTTGTAGAAAGTCTAAGATTAAGATATTTTGATACACTAATATTGAACCAAGAGCCTATGTTAAACAACATTTATACTGTTAACATAGATGAACCCACAATAAATCAATATGGACAGTGGCCGTTTCCACGTGGCGATTATGCTGATTTAATCAAACAATTATACGAACGCAATGCAGGACTTGTTGTGTTTAATGTATTAATGAGCGAAACAGATCGCAGTGGACAGGATCTAGAACTTGCACAATTAATGCAAGACTATCCTGTTGTTTTAAGTATGCTAGGTAGTTCACAAGGTAAAAATGAGCCCATTAATCCTGGTGCGGCAGTTATTAATCCACAGTACAGAGACCTTATTCCAAGTATGCCAGGTATTATTGCAAATGTGCCTATACTTGAAAACAAAGCAGTAGGCGCAGGTATTATAAACACGTTTCCTGAATTAGATGGTGTTACACGTAGAGCACCACTTGTGCTAAACAGCGGAGATACTTTGTATCCTAATGTTACAATGGAAGTGTTGCGAGTGCTTGCTGGAGATCCAAGTTTCCAAATAAAATTAAATCCACTAGGAGTAGACAAGTTACGTATTCCACAATATGGATTTTTACAAACAGATAATTTAGGGCGTGTTTGGATAGACTGGAGTCAGCGTAGTACTAGTCTTAGTGCATTAAGTTTACCTGACGACTTTGAAGGAGGTATTGTATTTGTAGGCCCAACAGCGGCAGGAACAACACAACCAATTGCAACAGCCGCAGGTAGTGTTTATGGACACGAAATGCAAGCAGTTTTGTTGGGTACAGTATTTAATGAAAGTAATATTAGCAGACATCCAGATGCAGAAGCATGGGCAGAATTAGCCGCTATTGTAATAATAGGATTGCTGGTAATATTATTAGCACGTTGGACTTATATAGGATTAATATTTTTTGTAGGCAGTACAGGCGGTATTGTTTACACAAGTTACTATATGTTTGAAACACAAAATATATTAGTAGATGGATTTATACCAGCTGCATTTATTGTAGTTGTAGGACTATTGCGTTACATTGTAAAGTTTTTAGATGAATTTTTACAGAAACAAGCAATTAAAAAGCAGTTTGCAGGTTATGCAAGTCCTACTGTAGTTAAAATGCTACAGGAAAATCCAGCACTTATCAAAGAAGGGGTTAAAAAAGAAGTAAGCATAGTTTTTAGTGACTTGCGTGGGTTTACACCACTGGGCGAAAGTTTTGGAGATGATGTAAAGGGATTGACGAAAGTTATGAACGGATACATGGACGCTATTACTCAGCCCGTTTTAGACAGCAACGGAATGATAATTAAGTATATAGGAGATGCAAGTATGCACATACACAATGCTCCTATAGATGATCCACAGCACCCACGAACAGCGGTGCAATGTGGACTCGACATGCTAAAAGCAGTGGAGAAATTTAATGAAAAGATTACTAGCGAAGGTAGGCCTCCAGTTGGAATGGGCGCAGGTATTAATTCCGGACTTGGGTACATTGGAGAAATGGGGTCAACAGCAAGGCACAGTTATGATGTACTGGGGGACAGCGTCAGCTCAGCCGCCCGTATCGAAAGCAAGTGTAAAGAATATGGATGTGTGTTACTAGTAGGCGAAGCCACATATAAACATACAAAAGATGATTTCTTTTTCCTTAAAGTTGATGACTTACAAGTAAAAGGTAAAAGTGTTGGACTTAGTATATACACAGTATTAGACAATCCTGGAAAATACAAAGCACAATATGAACAAAGCAGAGAAATACATGATTTAATGCACACACATTACAAGGCACAAGACTTTAAACGTGCTAGCGAATTGTGTGCATTAAACAAAGGAAAGTTTGATGGACAAATTGATGGATATTACGATATGTGGATGGAACGTTGTGCTTACATGCAAACGCAAGACCTCCCCAAAGACTGGAACGGAGTCTTTATCGCATCAAGCAAATGATTTAATTACAGAAGAACGCATACTAGCACTTAAAAAGCGTATAAATGAACAAAATAAACTATTAGACCGTAGGTACCAAAGTGTGCCATCTGATCAAGTGTATGGATACGCCAAAACAAAGGAGTATTCCTCTTTATACCAGCCCGAAGACAAAAAGTTGTCTTTAGCCAATCAACGTGCCAGTGAATTATATAATCTAAAAGAGCAGCTAAAGCCGCAAAAATAGGATTAATAAAAAATATTAATAGTATAAATGTACAAACACCATGTTCAATGTAGTGCCTGTGACCTTTCCAACTTACATATTTTGATTTATCCACACCGGTATGGTAAGTTTGCAAAAAAACATCAGCAATGCTATGTTTAATTGTAAACAGGAACATTAAGGTTGCTATCAATCGTCAGTATCCTTTAATTTTTCTACAAGTTTTTTGTTTTTTGCACGTAGCTCTTCAAGTTCTTGTTCTCGAAGTTGTAGCACTATATTGAGTTTTTGGTTTAGGCGTATTAAGTCGTTATCTAGCATTCGTATTCTGTCTATAAGTCCAATAAGTGTTTTATTGGCTTCTCCTAATACAGGTTTTACTTCTTTTGTTACCCACTGCCAAACATAGTATATAAAATATCCCATGCCGACAGCGGCAACTATAGGAAAACCATATTGGTTTATAACGCTAGTAATATCCATTTTATCGTCTTTGCGACTTCCACACATCACGTGCGTTTACTTTAATAAAGGGTTTATTAGTTTCATTAGTATTAGGGTTAGGAATAGTAAGTACAACATTCTTACCAGCCATAAATGCTTTTAACTGGTTTGTAATTCTACGACTAGCGTAATCTGCGTCTTTCTTACTACGACTTTTTGTTGTGCCAACAATTCCTTTGCTAACATATTGAGCTCTACTCTTTTTCTTTCCCATTATCTTTATCCACTTCTAATGTATCTGCGGCAACCTTAATTAAGTGACCGTCTGTATTTACCATTAATACATCGCCTGGTTCAAACTTGTTTCTAACAAGCCAGCCATTTTCGTTAACAATGTAATGTTCTCCAGGACTATACAGTGGTTGGCTTTTGCCTCCCCAACTGCCGTCTTGGTTTCTGCCCATTACTTCGCCTGGCCAATCCCCACGTACTGTAAATCCATATGGTCCACTTTCTACTGTGTAGTCTACCCACATCATAGTCATACACCATTAATTTGCTGTAATAGTTCTACAGCATCAGAATCTTCTTTACTACGATTTTCTACTTGTTCGAAATCGTTGCCTAAAAACTCCAACCAACCATTATATGTAAATCGGAATACATCGCCAGGTTTGGCGTCTATATTGTCCATGAATTCCATCTTGTCATCAGGTTTATCTACATCATAAACAAGTACGTCATTCCTTAGTTTTACCACTTTGTAAGTCATAATTAGTCTCTCCTTGCATCATTTTTCCCATCTGCACGTGCAATTCGATCTATGTCAGGACGTATACCTAACGCATTACTCATCAAAGTATCAATACGGACCACATCATGGTTCATTGTTTGTACACGGTTATCTAGGGCACTAATTATGCCATTTAACCCTTTTACACTTCCACTAACACTATCTAAAATATATTTTAGTGTAGTGAATACAAAGAACCCTGCTGCCGATGCACCAGCAATGGGAAAGCCTACTTCGGCTATTAATTTAAATATCTCCATTGTGTTGCCTCCTCTGTCTAAATCATCTCTCAGTAGTATTTATTCTAAATTAAATTATAACCCATTATAACCAAAGGATTTTTTAGTTCTGTTTTTTGTTGACAAGTAAAGCGTTTTACCTTATTATCATGGTATAGTTAATAAAAAGAAAGAACAAAATGTCAAATATGGATTACAATACTTCGATACTTTACGTTAAAACTTTTGAAGATGGTACTAAATTTATTGTAGATAGTTGTGGTCAGAACTCTTGGGGTTCTACTGCAAAAGAGTCTTGTGACGGAGCAATTGCAGATTTTGTTGCAGAAGGCGGAGTTGCACAAGATATTTTATCCATAGAAACTGTTAAACTTTAAGGAGTAGATATGTCCAGAATTGTTCATTTAGAAAACGGTAGCGCAATACATGCTGATATTGTAGCTGCATTTGATGAAGCAGTAATTGCAGATGACAACGTGGCAAAAGGCGAAGGCACTACAGACTTTTGGAATTTTGTAGAGTCAGATATGTACATGACACTTAGTGGTATATATGCTGATAGCTACATACAAGAAGCTTTTGACACACTGGCAGATCAGTGGACAACAGTTGACAATGAGTTTTATGCATTGTTTAACAGAAAGGTAGCATAATGGTAGACTTACTTGAAGATATTGCAGTTTTGGAAAATGCACTAATTGCATTGAACGAAGGCGCAAGTGATGAAAAATACGCCGCAATTTACAGTTTGGAAAAGATGTTACTTGCAAAGAAAGATGCAGTAACAGAGTTCGAACATCAAATGGCAGTGGATTTTCCTGAATCTGTAAAATAAAGGTTGACAAGTAAGACGTTTTACCTTATACTGATGGTATAGTTAATAAAAAGGAGTGACTTATGGACATTATGACAGCGCATCAGGTAGCATGTGGAGAAGCAAAAGCAGAAGCTAAAGTGCTTGAAAGCATGCATGGAGATGGTTATCCTTGTGGTTTTGCTTGGGTAACAAGTTATGTTAAAGGCAATACTAAAGAAGGTAAAGCCCTTAAAGCCGCTGGTTTTAAAAAGAGCTATTCAGGTGGTGGATATCAGCTTTGGAACCCAAGTGGTAGTTATGTGCAAAATGTGGACATCAAAGAAGCCGCCGCTCAAAAATATGTAGAGATATTTGGTAAACTTACTGGTATTAAACTTTACGTCAATTCGAGGTTGGACTAATGAGCCAGAACGATTTGATTTTTACCAATGTTGCAGACTTTTTGGAAAGTCAAAAACGTGAATTTTTCGAATACCAAGGACTATTATATGATTGTACTTGGGAAGATGATAACCAATTAATTAGACATGGAGGACCTTGGGATCGTGGAAGTGCTGATAGTTACTACCGTCGTGGTTCTGACCCACATTTTTATGTTGAAGCAACCGGTTCCAGCGACCGTATTAGTCAGGAAGATATGACTGAGGAGCAAGTGCTGGAATACATGGCTGGTTATGCTTACAATGAAGAACAAGGCAATTATAAGGAGTACTAATGTACTGGTTGGAAATTGCAATGCCAGATGGGCATTTAACAATTTATGAAGGTGTTAACGCAGAGCAGGTATTGTTTCTGCGTAACCTTGCTATAACGGCAGGATATCCTACAAAAACAGGAAAAATGTAAAAAAGTTGTTGACAAGTAAAACGTTTTACCTTAATATGTAGGTATAGTTAAAAACAGGAGTTACTTATGGAACAGGCACTTGTAGATTATATTTTAGAGCAACATGCAGAAGCAGATGCATGGATGGCTGAAAGTCCTGATCGTTGGATGGGTAAACTTGTGGATCCAAGTGATACTAAGTATTGGAGCGAGCGAGTTCCTACTGGTACACTTGCAGAGTTCAAACGTATTGAACTAGAAGAAGATGCTTACTATACACTTGCAGAAGCATATAGTAAAAGTTATGCTAGAGCTCATGACTTCAGTAGTATGACTGATGCAGAGTTAAATGAGCTTTGTGAAAGTGCTTGTAAAAGCATTGAGTATGATTTGGAACGTGAAAGACAAGAAGCGGCTGAAGAAGATGCTCAAATGGCGAAACTTGCAAGCGAACTAAATGTAGATCGTGCAACACTCGATCGCTGGTTGGAAGCCGCATAAAGGAGAAAGTTATGCAATATAAAGTTAGTAAAGGGACACCAATGGATCTCAAAAAGGATCCTAAAAATAAATTTCCCTTTGATAAAATTAAAGTAGGTCATTATTTTGATGTACCTGCAAATGACGTTAATGCTAAACGGAACAGTGGCGGTGGTAATCGTACTGCAAGTGCATGTTATAGGTATATGAAAAAGAATCCTGATGTAAAATTTCAGACAGTTCGCCTTGCTAGTGGTGCAGTTCGTGTTTATAGAGTGCCTGTATAATGGGCGGAGAATTTGATTTAGCCTGGCAAAGTTTGCAAATACTTGCAATCATAGGTGTAATGTTAGGTGTAGTAGTTGGTATTTTGATTGGCTTTGCTAAGTTAGGATTTCAGTATGCACCGTTCATAGTAGTATGTGCCGTACTAGTATGGTATTTTGGAGGTTTATAATGCAGTTTGAAGATATAAAATTTACAGAACAGCATATACCTAAAGGCAAATCTGCCTTGTTGAACTTTGGAAAGTATCAATTAAGTGTAGTATGTCATGAAGGAAGTTATGGTGGCAGTGCAGGACTTTATGAGATTGGTGTTTTCCAAGGCGCAAATATGGTAGAGTTACCTGGTATTACACAGGAAGGTGATACTGTAAAGGGTTGGTTAACTGAAACAGCAGTTACAGGAATCATCAAGAAAATGACAGCAATTACGGGTAAAGAGCCCAAGTAGTTGATTGCGCCCATGGTGGAATAGGTAGACACAACAGACTTAAAATCTGTCGCTTATGGCGTCCCGGTTCGAGTCCGGGTGGGCGCACCAACTATCCTAATAAATGTTCTACTATTTTTTGAGTTTTATGATTACCAGTAGCACTTTTTAAAATGTTACTTACAAGTGGAAAATGTTTACAAAGCACGGAAAATAATTCCGTGTTTAATTTTATGCTAGCAACGTGATAACTATTACGTCCTATATTTTGAAAGTATTCATTAGGCAATCCAGCCTTAGTGCCATAATCTGGAAAAACGCCTGTTACAAAAAGGCACACATCGCCAAGCTCTTTAGCATGATAAGGTTTATTGTGTGTTAATTTAATATGTTGTTCTGCAAAACTTGGATTAGGTAAAAAATCTGTGCGTTCAACATAACTACTTAGAAGCATAACGAGATAGGCTTCTACATCTACAGGAATGCTATAACCACGTGTTTCTGTAGTTTCTTTAATAACATCGTGAAAGGCATTTACGTATTCGTCTTTCATATTATTATTTAGTGAGGAAACATGGATTACGAACCCAACGAAGCCGTTATGCTATTAGCAATGATAGTAATTATTATAAGTGCTACTTTAGTACTAAATTGGATTTTTTATTTAATTACAGGAGGATTAACATGACAAAACAAAGAGCAACCAAATTAATTATGAACTGTAAAAAAGCATACAATACTTGCACTAGTGAATGGGGAAAACAATATTGGAGTAATGTAGAAAAACAGTTGCGCATTATGTATAAAAATGTACTTAATTTGCGCTAACATTATTAGCCTGTGTAAATACTACGTCAACTGATGAAAGGAGTACGCAAATGACAGAAGCGGAAAGAGAACATCACAAGGAAGCCCACAGATATTTTTGGATGGTAAAAGGCCATCTCAATACATCAGAGCAAACGGTCCTTGCATCGAAAGACAGCTATTTCAAAAGATTATGGATTGATGGGAGCAACGGTGCTCCCCTTTATCTTTATGAAGAAGGATTTGAAGAGGCTTACAACAGGAGATTTCATAATGGTGGCACAACAATTGCAGAATCTCAGTGATTCAGATTTAATGTTAATAGAAACTATTCTTAGTAAAGAATTTGCAAAAGAAAACGAACAACATCAATTAAGCAAGACTAAAAATGGTTATGGCAAACCAATGGAAAGATCCAGACGATTACTTTCATGTATGAACGCAATTAGAAGTCAAAGAGCATTTAAGCAAAAGTTAAGTGTTAAGTGGTAACTTGACAAAATAGTTAAAATACTATATAAATAGTATTGTTAACGTTGAAGCAAATTCAACACTATACTGGACTCGGGGGCGGTACCCGACGGCTCCACCAAAAAGCTATGAGACGATTAATTGAAAAAGAAAACAGTAAAAGAGTCAGATACTATATCGTAGAAGACGAAAAAGGTTGGATTCTTATACACACAGAAAATAAAGCCGTTGCTTTACGTATATTAAAAAACGGTTTATAGCTTTTTTATGGGGCCGAACCAGGATCGACAGGTAGTAAGTAGAGGCGTGGAGTTAACCGGATGACTGCGTTATTGGTCAAAAACTATAATTGCAAACGATAATTTTGCACCTTCTGATTACGCCCTAGCGGCATAATTAAGGGGGCGGCCACTGCCTAGCAACAGAAGTGTGGCATTTTCAACACACATTCAACTAATTTATTAACAGGCCTTGAAACTCGTGGTATCTGTAACTAAGTATATATGATGCAATGCGGCATACTTCGCACTGCATTTTTTATTGACTAACGATAAGACGAACTAAAGGAAAAGAACATGCGTTCAACATTATTAGCAATTGTTGCACTATTTGCAGCAACATCAGTTTCAGCGGCAGAGCTTGGGAATGGTGTATCACTAAACACAGAAGCAAAAGCATTTCACAAAGTGGAAGCAGGAACTAACCATATTACAGTAGAACCAGAAGTACGTTGGGACGTTGCTGGTCCATTAAGTTTATGGGCAGAATCACCAATCACTGTTTATGAAACAGACCACGCAAGTGGTGATGATCTTGCTATTATGAATATGTTAGACGACGGCCAGTTACCATTATTAGAAATGGGAATGGATTATCAAATAAGCGACAGTGCAAAAGCATATGCAGAGACATCATACGATTTCAACGCAGAAGATCGCAATGAAATCACAGTAGGTGTGTCATTTAGCTTCTAAAAATACTGAAAAGATTATTTTTACTAGAAAACAAATTGGGGGCAGGGCAACTTGCCCCCTTAGTCAATAAATATATACATACTTTAAGGAGAATAAAATGAGTATAGTTCTAGTTTTAATGACAGGATTATTTTTCCAAGATAATGCAGAATTTTTTGCTACTGCTGACAAACAAGTAAAAGCAGGACACAACTGGCATTATATTGGTAAGACAATTCCAGATGGATCTCCAGCAATTACAAGTCGTAATGAAGCTGGCGAAGAGTTTATCTATTTTAAATTAAAAAAGTAGTTGACTTCCAACCGTGTTTGCCTTATATTAGTAACTTAATAGGAGGATGGGCAGGACGGTAATGCAGCGGATTGCTAATCCGTACTACGTGTATAAGCGTAGAGTGGGTTCGACTCCCACATCCTCCGCCATAATACGCAGGTGCGCTACAGTAGGAGAGGTAGGCTGGTCTCCAAAACCAGTGCTTTAGCTGAGTGGGTTCGAATCCCTCCACCTGTGCCAAATTTATAAATAATAAACCAGTGCTGGTTTAGCTCAGTTGGTAGAGCAGTTGATTTGTAATCATCAGGTCGGGAGTTCGAGTCCCCCAACCAGCACCATATGCGAGTATGGTGAAATTGGTAGACACGCTAGATTTAGGTTCTAGTGTCGCAAGACGTGGGGGTTCAAGTCCCTCTACTCGCACCAAAATTGGAGAATGTAATGTACAAAGTAACTGCGTATTTTAGAGATAGCAAAGTAAGTCAAAAGTTTTATAACATTTATGATGCTATAGATTTTAGGGATACCGCAGATGCGCATTATCCAAAAAAAGTAACATTTGAACAAGGAGTCTTCAGTATGAAGGAATGGGTATACGAATGCTGGACTAGTGTAATGGACGCCGACAGGAATCCACTACGACATATTCCAGATACGAGTACACGCCATATGGTATTGCAAATTTTAGCATGGATGTGGTGTATTGTTTTCAGTATGTATTTGAGTAGTTTCATTGTGTTTGGCGTTAGCGCAATTGCACACATGATAGTACTCGCGGCTATTGCAGTTACAGTAGGTACATTTGAAACAGCAAAAAGGAATCCAAAACTTTTTAGCCTGCGCCCTGGGTATCACAGTGTAAGTCGCACTCGACGTAATTTGTGGATAAATGGCGAAAAGGTTTTGCTGGATCATGATGATCCTGGTGGTGAACACGAATAAGAGGAAACAGTATGAAAGTTGGAGAAGCATTAATTGAAGCTGCTCGTAAGCAAGCAGAAGGCGAGATTGCAGTGCATAAAGCAAACATTGAAGTCTATAGAGCCATGCCAGCAGGTATCGGCGAACATAGTGATGTTACAGAAGCAATCATAGCTGAACTTGATAAAATGGCAGCGGCAAGCGATCGACTCGAAATGATTGAAAAGTATTTCGAATAGCCGTGTTGCGGGTATAGTATAATGGTATTACAATCGCCTTCCAAGCCAAAGACCTCGGTTCGATTCCGGGTACCCGCTCCATACCATAAATAACATTGAAATGTTCAATGCAGTCAAAGAAATAATTTGGCACTTAACATGCAGTAAATGTAGCAATTGGTTTACATATGCTACAATGGAGGATAAACTCTGTATAGATAGACTGCAACTTTATTGTCCTCATTGCGGACACAAAGGCAATGTAAAAAAACAGGATCCCCTAGACACAGAATGAATATTACATTTACAGCATTAGACTTAAAAATATCAGAAGAAGACAGACAAGCAATGTATTCTGAAGTTATGAGTAGTGATGCTGATAGTTGGCACTTTAATGAATTTAGAGGGTGTTACATGTTGCCTGTATATAATGCAGGCGGACAATTGGGCGGACAAGCAAAAGGTAAAAATACAAAATATGGCGAGTACAATTACACAGAGCCAGCAAAAAAATGGTATCGTACTCAACAAATTTTAAACACAAAAGTCTTTCCTTGGATGGAGCCCGAAGGCAGAGTTACAATTTTACGTACACCTGCAGGCTATGGATTAAATGTACACTTGGATAGTACAGAAGATGAAATAGGCACAAATCAACATAAATTTAGAATTGTATTAAATGGTAATGTAGATAAACTTTACTTTATAGATAGAGATTTAAATGAAGTATACATACCTGATAATTACCACACATATGTACTAGACGGCAGTCATCCACATGCACTAAAGCCTGGTACAGAAGAAAAAGTTACATTATGTATAGGCGCACCCTGGTGTGGTGACCCTACAGAACAATATAATAAATTATTGGAAAATAGTCTTTACACTATGACTGTAAGTAGACCAACATTATTAGAGGATAGTTGGACAGATCCCTTTTGGAAAAAGTAAAGAAGGTTGATTTCCAGATCTAGGGTTTTCAACCTTATTAAAGTACTAATCGATTATGTGTGGTTTTGGATTACTTACGTTCCCAGATACTCCATAGTACCCAGATTGCAATCAATCCCATAACGCCTTGTGCGCCTAATGATGCTAGCATTGCACTTACGTTATCTACGACACTAAGGCCTGCAGGCATGAAAGGCATATCGCCCATACCTAGTACCTCTAGTACGATTGCAAGAGCCGCTAAACTTACACCAACTTCCGCTAGTGATCCAGCCCATGCTTTTACTTTATTAAGAATGTCCATTATTGAACCCTCCTTCTCTGTTTGAGTTGAAACCTTGTTCAACTGCATATATTTAAGCGGATTTCCGCTTATTTAAACACCTTATATAATTTTTTTGCTTGACAAGTAAAACGTTTTACTTTATCATGTAGAAGTAATTAGGAGATTATAATGAGTAAGAGTTACAAAGATTCAAAATTATATAAAGCCTTTTATTTTGCATATAAAGCACATGGCGATCAAAAGCGCAAGTATACTGGCGAGCCTTATATGATGCATCCTTTGGCAGTTGCACAAATTGTAAAAGATTATGGCGGAACAGAAGAAATGCAAATGGCCGCATTTTTACATGATGTTGTAGAAGACACGCACATAGCAATTGTGGATATAGAACAGAATTTTGGACTTAAAGTTGCAAATTTAGTAGGTTGGTTGACAGATATTAGTAGGCCTACAGACGGTAACAGAGCTGTTCGTAAAGCAATAGACAGAAAGCACAGTGCAGATTCGCCTGCAGAAGCACAGTTTATCAAGTTAGCAGACTTGCTGGACAACACAAAAAGTATTGTTAAGCATGATCCTAAATTTGCTAAAGTGTACTTAAAAGAGAAAGAATTACTGTTGGATGCAATGGATAAAGTGCATGATACAGAGTTATTTTCAGTGGTAAGTCAGCAAATTAGTTGACTTATCCATTTATTGCATATATAGTATACAAGATTTAACAAAGGACTAATATGTCAAAAGAAGATTTTAAAGTACTGAGCGCACGTGATCATGTGCGTATGCGTACAGGAATGTATTTGGGATCAACAGCTCAGGAAGATGTTGAACGCTTTGTCTTGGGCAAATGGCAAAAGATAAAGTATGTTCCTGCACTTAATAAAATGATTGATGAAATTATAGATAACTGTATTGATGAAGCAATACGTACAAATTTTAAACATGCAAACGAAATATCTGTAACAGTAAAAGGCAATAGCATTACTATTACAGACAATGGACGTGGCATTCCACAGGACGAGGTAGTAGATACCAACACCAACAAAAAAGTGTTACGTCCTGTGGCCGCCTGGACTAAAGTAAATGCTGGTACAAGTTTTGATGACGAGCGAGTAACTATTGGTGCTAATGGTGTAGGTAGTGCTTGTACAAACTTCATGAGTAAAAAGTTTGTAGGACTAACTTGGCAAAATGGCAAAAGTATAAAAATTACAAGTACAGATGGTGCTAAGAAAACAAAAGTAGAACATGGCGATAAAATGGGCAAAGGCACACAAGTTGTGTTTACACCTGATTTAAGTTTATTGGCTGTGGAAAATATAGATGATGTAGCCACTGTACAGTTAATAGAAGACAGATTAACTGCACTACAAATTGCGTTTCCTGAAATACGTTTTAAGTTTAATGCAAGACGTATTAAAGAAAGCAATATACGAAAGTATGCGGCACTTTATAATGAAGATGAAGTAGGCAGTATAGTACATGCACAAAGTGAAAATGTTGCGTACTTCTTTAGTAGCAGTACTGATGGTTTCCGTACTACAAGTTACATTAACGGAGTAAACACACGTCAAGGCGGTGCTTATGTAGACTTTATTGTAAACGGTGTAGTTGAAGAACTAGGTGCTATGATTAAACGCAAGCACAAAATTGAAGTAGGCAAAAGCACAATTAAAAATGGTTTAACATATGTGTTGTTTGCACGTAACTTTACAAATCCACAATATGATAGTCAGACTAAAGAGCGTCTAACAAACAATGTTAGTGCAGTAAAAGCACATTATGAAACAGCAATGATCCCTAATTTTAATAGTATTGCTAAAAAGATAATGAACAGTGCTGATATTATAGATCCAATTATAGAAGCACAACTTGCTAAAAAGATTGCCGCTGACAAACGTGCGGCTACACTAGCACAAAAGAAACTACGCAAAGTAAAAGTTGCAAAACATATACAAGCAGGTAACGAAGATGGTACATTGTTTTTATGTGAGGGCGACAGTGCTATAGGCTTTTTGATTAAAGTACGTGATCCCAAAACAGTGGGAGGCTTTCCGTTACGTGGTGTTGTAATGAACACCTGGGATATTAAGCCAGCAGATGCACTTAAAAACAAAGAGCTTAGTGAGCTTGTTGCAGTGCTAGGACTAGATATCAACAACCCAGATAGTGTAGATGATATGACATACAAAAACATTGCTACACTTGCAGATGCAGATATGGATGGTAACCATATTAGTGCATTGTTGTTGGCATTCTTTTATAAGTTTTGGCCCAGATTGTTTACTGAAAAGCGAGTACACATGACACGTACTCCTATAATGATTAGTACAAAAGGCAGTGATGTAAAATGGTTTTATCGTTACAGTGACGCAAAAGCATTTAAAAGTGCAGATAAAAGCAAAGGCTATAGCCACAGATACATCAAGGGCTTGGCTAGTTTAACAGAACAAGAATACCACAGTATTATTAACCAGCCAGTGTTAAGCACAATTGAAATAGACAAGCCTGTGTGGTTTGAAGTTATGATGGGTGCTGATAGTGGACCACGTAAAGAATGGTTAAGTGGACAAACACCGCAAAAAGTCAAGGAGGCCGCATAATGCAAAGCTCAACATATTTAATTAGTGATGTTGCCGCAAATGAGATGCACGACTATGCTATGTACACAATTAGTAATCGTGCTATTCCAAATATGTATGATGGCCTAAAGCCAGTACAACGTTTTTATCTTTACAGTAGTCTTGTTAACAGTAAAAAAGACTACAAAAAAGTAAGTGCAGTTAGTGGTGTTGTTAGTGATTATGGTTACCAACATGGTGAGACCAGTGCGGCAGGTGCAGGCCAACTTATGGCGGCAACCTGGAATAACAATGTATGCTTAGTAGAAGGGCGTGGTAGTTTTGGTACACGTCAAGTACAAGAAGCAGGTGCGGCACGTTATGTATATACACGTGTACATGAAAACTTTAACAAGTACATTAAAGATCTAGACTTGGCACCTGAGCATGAAGATCCAGAGCATACTCCTCCACAATTTTATATTCCTGTATTGCCGCTAGTATTGGCTAATGGTACAAAAGGCATTGCAACTGGTTTTGCAACAAACATATTGCCACGTGGTGTAAATGCACTTCGTGACGCTTGTAAAGAGTTCTTGACTACAGGTAAAATTGCAAAACGTTTGGATGTAGAGTTTCCTGACTTTACAGGAACAACTACATATGATGCTAGTATTGATCGTTATGTGTGTAATGGTGTTTATCACAAACCAAGTTCAACACGTATGGTTATAACAGAAATACCTTATGGCTTTGATAGAGAAAGTTATGTAAAGATTTTAGACAAATTGGAAGATGAGAATGAAATCTATAGTTATGATGATCAGTGTGGTACACATGGTTTCCGTTTCGATATTAAATTAAAACAAAACACAAGTGCTAAGTGGAAACACGATAAGATTATGAAGCATTTTAAGCTCACTAAAAACCATAGTGAGAACTTAACTGTTATTGATGAAAACTTTGCACTACGTGAGTATACTGATGAGCGTGAACTAATTGTAGACTTTTGTAGGTTTAGATTAGACATCTTACAAAAACGTATCACTGCACGTATTGCTGAATACACAGAGCTTGACAGATGGTTACGTGTAAAAATGGAGTTTATCCTAGCAGTATTAGACAACAAGATTGTATTCAAAGGCAACAAAAAAGATCAAGTTGCACAACTTATACTAACACATACAAGTGCAATACCTGAGGATACAGACAGACTATTGCGTTTGAATATTATGACTCTTACACAAGAGCAAGTAGATGAACTACAAAAACAATTAAAAGAAAATGCAAAAACGCTTAAATACTGGAAAGGTACTACACCTGAAGATCAATTTATTGAGGACCTTAGTATATTATGAGCAACAAAAACAATAATATGTTAACAGTTAAGTTAATGATATTTTTGTGTTTGGCACTACATTTTATTGTAATACCTATATGGATGTGGAGTTTAGGATTATGATTAGATTCGAAGGTTTAACAGAACATCAGATAATGTTATTGGATATTATTTGGGAGAAAGATACAGCACCTGAATTGTATGAATGGATGGAGAGTTTAACTCCAGATAATTTACGTGAAGTTACTACACTTACAGGTTTAATACAATGGGCATATATAGATGCAGAAGTAAATACTACTACTGATACTAGTGATGCTTATCGTATGATTATGGATTGTCAGCATAAACAACAATAAGGAGAAATAATGGCATTAAATCCTTGGCAAATAGTAGACTGGTTTAAAAATAAAGAACAAGAGGAAGAATCTTTTATTGATGTAGATCAGTTTAACAATAAAGGGCAAAAACACGAAGAAGAAAAAACTATTGCAGAAGAATATCCTGACGGATATAGCAAAGAGTGGCACGAGCATAAACAAAAAGAACATGGTGGTCCTAAAGGCGCTGAGCCTACACGTTTTGGAACTTGGGAATTTAAAGGTAGAGAAATAGATTTTTAGCGAATATGCTAAATAAAAAGAAGCAAAAAATAGCTTAAAATTTTTTTGAGTGATCGCCCTGGGCGATTTTTTTTGAGCTAAATTTTTTTTGAGCGAAAGAAAGGAAAAATAATAAATGACTCAATTAATTAATCCAACACAGTTTACAAACACAGTGGGCCTTTTAAGGTCCTTTTTTTTAGAAAAAGGATTCGAGGAAGTGCATACACAGAATAGATTAAGCATACTAGCGGCTTGTGAAGATCCGTTTAATGTTGCAACATATAATTATGCAGGCCAGGTATGGCCGTTGCCGCAAACGGGCCAGATGTGGTTAGAACATGAACTTCTCTCAAAGCCCGATTCAAAGGGCTTTTTTTGTGTTTCAACGTCTTATAGACAAGAGCCAAATGCTATACCAGGCAGACACGATATTATTTTCCCAATGTTTGAGTTTGAGTTTCCAGGAGATATAAACGATCTTAAAAGCATGGAATACGAACTTTGTGAATACATGGGATTCGATAAACCAACAGAAAAAACTTATGCACAATGGCAAGAAAGTTATGGACTAGACAGCAACGAAGAACTAGCCGCACACCATGAAAATGATATGTTTGACGAACATGGCAGTACAATGATAACTGACTTTCCAGAGTTTACAAGTCCTTTTTGGAACATGAGTAGATATCCTGGCGAAACAGAAAGTAAAAAAATTGATGTAATACTTGGAGGTATGGAAACTATAGGTAGTGCAGAGCGTAGCACAGATATAGAAATGATGCGTGATACATTCCATTCAATTACAGATGGCGCATACTCAAAACTATTGTTCGAACTGTTCGGCAAAGAAAGAGTTGAAGCAGAACTAGAAAAGT